CTTGATTTCGTTCAAGTTGAGGACGTAGGAGTTGCACCTAAATAAACTTGCGTGTTGTGCAAGAAGAGCACTGGCTCTTTTGAAGGCGTTAGACATTGGAAATAACACACGAGACACATTTTTACTCGACAGAGTAGTCAACTCTGAAGATTGCGTCAAGTGCGGGACAACTCAATGAATCGCCATAACTCATCTGATGAATCAGTCCAGCTAAGACTTCTAAATCATATGAGTGTATCCCGTATCGCTCAATCAGGGCAGCCACGGGGGTCACGTGGGGAACACGTTCGGGAACACCAAAACGTGCCCGGAGGGCAGACAGGATGACGTTACCAGGTTCATTCACCAGGCCGGTCAATCTCATATACCCGTATCTTTCAAAAAGCTCGCGCTTTGTGTAAGTGTTGTACTGTGCCGGAGTAAGGCCAAACACCTCCGGGGAAAAAGCCTCAATGGTTCCAAAACTACGCAACAGGGTCCCCAAACAAAGGAAGGATCTGGCGCCATCGTAGGCGCGTTTGAGGAACGTAGAGGAAGCCAATGACGAGCACTCTTTGACTGTCACTATATAGCCAACCGCGGCAGCAGCGTTTACTATAGTTTCAACACTTACCACACCATGATCGATCACAGCTAAATAAATAGAGTAAAAAATCAAACGCGAAGCGACGTTATTAAGGACAGTTGTCATAACATGTCCAGAATATTCAAAGAAGGTCTCGGGTTGCAAAACTACAAACTCCCTCCTGTTTTCGGGGTTATACAGTTTCGTATCCTGCGCACATTGTTTAACGATCCTTTGCGCAAACTGGACACCAGCAACTCTTGAAATGCGGGCATAAGCCCACAAAAACACAGCAAAACGATTAGACATATCGCATTTCGAAATGTCTGTCTCGTAGACAGAAACTACGCCATCTATAACGATGCGCAGAAATCCATCATCCGAAAAATACACTGACTTAGAGCTATCTCCAGAGTCAAACCACGTGAACATGTCATCGGACCCAAGGGTCTCCTGACAGTCTTTAAAGGCACATGTGAACTCTAAACCCAATTCATTCGGGCAAATCTCATGGAACCGGAGTGGAGTTAAATCTGCAACCTTCACAATTTCCGGTGCTATCTTATCCACTAAACAACCGTGCTCGGCAGACGCGTACAACCGTGGGTAAGAATTGTGCTTGGCCAACTCGTCCTTAAGTTTACTTTCAAAAGAGACGTCGTTGGTAAAAATCTTCCACATCGTGCGGTCATCGGCAGCCCACATTTCATACAACACACGCTTTGGGGATGGGAGAGA